TGTAGCATTAGACCCTGATGCTTTGCCCAAGACTATGGCAATGGCTAAAGAATTACGTGGTTGGGTTGACAATGTAAAGATTTTAAGTATAATAGATGACTTAAAGTATGAAAACGAAACTGATATTAACAAACTAAAGGAGATGGCATGGAACTAGCCTTAATAAGAAGTTTGATGGACAAAGACTTTTATGATGAACATAGAGGGTCTAAATGTCCTGACAGACTATTTAGCAAAGATGTTCGTAAGATTAAGTCAGCTATAGATGATGCTATGGGTAGATATGAAAGAAGTGTTACCCCTGATGAGATTGAAGCATTGTTTATATCTAGTAATCCTACTCTTACTACATCACAAAAAACTAGCTACGATACTTTATTTAGACAGATAAAGAAAGAAGAAGCTATGGGTACAGACGTAGCCCAAGAAGTCTTATCTAAACTATTTCAACAAGTTATTGGTGAAGACATAGCCAACATAGGCTTTGATTATGTTAATGGTACAAAGAATAGTTTAGAACCACTACGTAATATATTAGAACAATATAGTGATGACTTTACACCTAACTTAAATATAGAATGGGAAGACATATCTATTGAAACTCTTTTATCTAAAAATGATATGGAGACTAGATGGAAGTTTAATATTCCTAGTTTATCTAGAAAAGTAGCAGGTGTAAATGCAGGGCATCTTATAGAAGTAGGCGCTAGACCTAATACTGGTAAGACATCTTTTCATGCAAGTATGATTGCAGGAATAAATGGTTTTGCTAGACAGGGAGCTAAGTGCGTAATACTTTGTAATGAAGAAGCTGCCCATCGTGTAGGCGCTAGGTATCTTACTGCTGCATCAGGTATGACTGTTGGAGAGATTCAACATAACATGATAAAAGCAGGAGATGCTTATAGCCCTGTGCGAGATAATATTAAAATAAAAGATGCCACATCAAGAGATATGTCTTGGGTAGAAAGTGTATGTAAGACATTTAAGCCTGACATACTTGTATTAGATATGGGAGATAAGTTTGCTAAGATGGGTGGCTTTGCTAGAGCAGATGAAGCATTAAAAGTAAATGCAATACATGCTAGACAAATAGCTAAAGAATACCAGTGCGCTGTGTTTTATATGTCACAGTTATCAGCAGAAGCTGAGGGTAAGATTATTCTTAATCAAAGTATGATGGAAGGTAGTCGTACAGGTAAAGCTGCTGAAGCTGACTTAATGTTACTAGTATCTAAAAACCCTATAAAGAATGAGGGAGATGAAGAAGATTTACAAAGGCATATAAACGTGGTAAAGAATAAACTAACAGGTTGGCATGGTATCGTTACCTGTGAGCTTAACTATGAAGTAGGAAGGTATGAAGAGTAATGAAGTTAATCCTTGATGTAGAAAACACAGTTACCAATCGTGATGGTAAAATGCACCTAGACCCTTTTGAGCCTACTAATTCTTTAGTGATGGTTGGTATGCTTATGGAAGAAGGTAAAGAAGTACAAGTTGTATTTGACCATGCAGAAAAATCTAATACTGTAAATGGTACTAATTTGGTACAGAATGCTTTAGACAAGACTACTTTACTTGTAGGACATAACATAGCATATGATTTAGTATGGTTATGGGAGTCAGGATTTAGTTACAACGGTAAAGTATTTGATACTATGCTAGGCGAATATGTATTACAACGTGGTATAAAAGAACCGTTATCTTTAGAAGCCTGTGCTGAAAGATATAGATTAGAAACTAGAAAACAAGATACTCTAAAAGAATATTTTAAAAAAGGATACACTACTAGAGATATTCCTTTTGATGAGTTATCTAGTTACTTATCTTCTGACTTACATGCTACTAAACAGTTACATGATAAAATATGTAATCGTTTAAGTAATGACGCAATGCCTTTAGCAAAAACAGTAGACTTAACTAATGACCTGTGTTTAGTTATTGCTAAGATATATCAAAGAGGGTTTTCGGTAGATACTGATGCTTTAGATAATGTGCAAACAGAGTTTGAACAAGAGCAATTACAGCTACAAAAAGATTTATCTAATATGGTATCTGAATTAATGGGAGATACACCTATTAATTTAAATAGTCCTGAGCAACTATCTACAGTTATATACAGTAGAAAACCCCAGGATAAAGCTACCTGGTCAAGCAATTTTGTACCAAATATGCATACATCAGACTTTAGAAAAGAAGTAAGTATGAATAGTCAAGTTGTGTACAAAACTAAAGCTAAACAATGTAGTAATTGTAGAGGTAAAGGTTATTATACAAAGACTAAAAAAGATGGTAGCCCATATGCTAAACCATCTAGATGTCCTTCCTGCGATACACAGGGTTATCATTTTATTCCTACAAATGAGCAGGCAGGATTAAAGTTTAATGCGCCTAAATCTAAATGGGTAAGCGCACATGGTTTTAGTACATCTAAGGCTAACTTAGAGGTATTAGAAAAAGCTGCAAAGCAAAGGGGATTGAAGATAGCAGAAGAGTTCTTATATAAAGTAAGAAGACTAAGTGCAGTAGACACATACTTATCTTCCTTTGTAGAGGGTATTAAAACACATATAAAACCTGATGGTAAGTTGCATGTAAGATTATTGCAACATAGAACATCTACAGGTAGATTAAGTGGGGCAGACCCTAACATGCAGAACATGCCGAGAGGTGGTACATTCCCTGTAAAAAGGGTATTTAAATCACAGTGGAGTAAAGGCATGATATTAGAAGCTGACTTTGCTCAATTAGAGTTTAGAGCTGCAGCTTTTCTATCACAAGATAAAACAGCAATAAAGGAGATTGAAGATGGTTTCGATGTTCACGCATATACCGCGAAAGTTATTTCGGATAATGGGCAGGCTACCACTCGTCAGGAAGGAAAGGCTCATACGTTCGCACCACTCTACGGAGCTACAGGGTTTGGGAGGACAACTGCTGAAGCAGCATATTATGAACAGTTCACGGAAAAGTACAAGGGTATCTCGCTTTGGCATAATAAATTGGCTAAGGAGGCTTTAAACACAGGTAAAATTACTACACCGTCAGGTAGGCAGTTTGCTTTCCCTGATGTAGAAAGAAGAATGCGAGGTGGAGTATCTCACTTTACACAGATAAAGAATTACCCTGTGCAGTCTTTTGCTACGGCTGATATTGTACCAGTCGCTTTACTTTATATAGAGAAAAGACTTACAGATATGAAATCTTGCATTGTCAATACTGTACACGACAGTATAGTTATTGATGTACATCCACAAGAGGAAAACCAAGTTATCTATATAATTGACTCAACAAATAAAATACTTACTGACTTAATACAAAATAAGTGGAGCATAGTATTTAATGTGCCTTTAGCACTAGAAGCAAAAATAGGTAAAAATTGGCTTGACACAGTGGATGTTTTGTGATATAACATAAAAACTTATTAAAGGAGATATTATATATGAATGATATAATGAATATTAATACTGATAATTACGCAGTAATGGCAAAAGCTATGGGCTTTGCTAGCGAAAACAAAAAATCTTCTGCGAAAGCAGTTATACTTCCTAGATTTAGGATATGGCATCAACCTATTATGGGACAAGCCAAAGTTAATGGTAAAACTGCTAATGTAGAAGTTGTTGAAGGTGGTTCATACAGACTGGAAATACCTTCAAAAGAAGAGGGTGGTGATTCGACTTTTATATTTTCTAAGTCGGCAACCTTTAGAGTCTTTGCACAAAGATTTATGTGGCGAAGATTTGTTGCTAATAAAAACCCTAAACCTAATGAGCCAAAAGGTTCTTTTCATAGAACACTAATGGCAGATAGTTTATCTTTTGATTTAAAAGATAATATGGGTGGTTTTAATTGTGGCAAACCTTCAGGTTATGTAAAAGACTTTAAGGCACTTCCTCAAAACATGCAAGACTTACTTAGACAAATAAGAAAAGTAAGAGTCTTGTTTGGATATGCAACTCTAGTAGACCCTGTTGATTCAGACGGTAAGCCTACTAAATTAGATACTACACCTGTGATATGGGAGATAGATAATAGAAATGCTGTCGCTCATTTAGGAGAGGTATTATCTGAAGTTGAAAAGAAAAAGAGATTGCCTATTCAACACAATATAAGTTTAGTAACTGAAAAGAATGAATTGCCTAATGGCACTAGTTACTATACACCAGTCGCCACTGTCGATATGAAAAACTCTATTGATATTGTAGACTCTGACCAAGAAGTGTTTAAAGACTTTATGGAATATATTAAAAACTATAATGATTATGTCAACACACAATGGTCTGAAAAGTCTGCAGATGCAGAGCCATCAAAAAACGACATGAAAACTGTAGAGTCTTTCGTAGACATTGACGACACTGAGGTAGCGTAAATTAATGTTAAAGAATAATCCTTTTGAGGTGCATAACATTAACTACCTATCACCTAGCAGCATAAATACCTACATAAGCGATATGCCTATGTGGGTAGCTAGGTATCTATTTGGTATTAAATCAGGTAGTGGAGCAGGTGCTATCAGAGGTACTGTACAAGAAGCTGTGCTAGCTAATAAGTACACTACAGGAAAGTTTGATTTTAATTTATTAGAAATACAATTTATGGATATGTGTGCAGAATCTAATATTAATTTAAACAATCCTAAAGTAGCTAAAGAAAAAGGTTTACTTAGAAAGTTTGGTGACATTCTTGATAAAAATTTTAAGTATAAAAACTTAGAAGAGTATCAAGAAAAAGTCAAAGTACAGTTTGATGATATGCCTGTTCCTGTAATTGGGTACATTGACTTTAGATTTAAAGATAAGATTGTTGATTTAAAAACATCTACAAGAATGCCAAGTCAACCTACTGAAGCACAGAGAAGACAAATGGCATTGTATTCTATGGCATACCCAAACAATACTGTAGATTTATTTTTTGCTACACCAAAAGATTATAAAAAGTTTACGCTTAAAAATTTATCTGTATATAAAGAACAACTTAAAAAGGTAGCTTTTAGTATACAGAAGTTTTTGTCTATTAGTAATGACAAACATGAGCTAGCTTCTTTAATCTATCCAAACTATGATTCATGGACTTGGAGTGATTACTTAAAGAAAGAAGCAAAGAAAATATGGGGAGATAAATAATGTCAGATTTTAAAGCAGATGATATGGCAGAAATGATTAAGGAAAAAGAAAAAGAACTCTTTGAACTTAAAAAAGAATATCGCGAACGTAGAACCGAAGGCTTACGTCATGCACTAGAACAGAAAAAAGAAGCTGAAAAACTAGTACGTGACGAGATGAAAGCTCTTGGTTATGACACTGCAACCTATCGTTATTGGTTATAAATGTCAGCGTATAGTGCTACCCAAATGGCACGTAAACATGGGTATAGGAGTGGTTTAGAGGATAAAGTTGCTACTTATCTTATAAAACAAAACGTCAATTTCCTATATGAAAAAATTAAGATTGAGTGGGAAGACCTCGCATATCGCACCTATACCCCTGATTTTATATTAGATAATGGAATAATAATAGAAACAAAAGGAAGGTTTATCGCATTAGATAGGAGAAAACATCTCGCTATCAAAAAGCAACATCCTGAATTAGACATAAGATTTATCTTTACAAATAGTAGAAATAAGTTACGTAAAGGAGCTAAGTCTTCATATGCAGAGTGGTGTATTAAACACGGTTTTAGGTACTTTGACAGAATAATACCTGAAGACTGGTTAAAAGAAAAGGGTAGTAATAAGTATCCTAAATTTATAAAATATAAAAATAAAAAAATAAGGAGATAGCATGCGGATAAACAACGAAGATTTTTATATACAGCTTGTACCTGACTTAGATAAAAATAAAAATTGGTTAGGTACATTACAAGTTAATATTGTTACATCAAATGTAAATCCTATAGATGATGATGGGTATAATCAAATATTTCATTTATGCCAACTAATATCCTCTGTAGTTCCTTACATGGATGACAACCCTGATATAATTGCAGAATTAGAAAAGTATATGAAAGTAGAACAAAAAAGTAATAAGTCTACTAAAAAGATTGTAAGTAAGCAGGGTAATGTGATAAACTTAAATTTTAAATCTAAAACTAATGGGAGTGCTTAATGGCTAATATTAAAGATTTAATTGATTTTCAAAAGGATACAGCTGATATGGTTAATCATCCACCACACTACAACCAAAAAGGTATAGAGTGTATTGATGCCATAGAAGCTGCTACAGATGAAGGCTTTGAGTATTATTTACAGGGCAATATAATTAAATACCTTTGGAGATATAGATATAAAAATGGCATAGAGGATTTAAAAAAAGCCCAGTGGTATTTAAATAAATTAGTCAGGATAAAACATGGTAACGAAAGTTAAAGTTACAATGACTGTTATAATAGATGAATCAGAGTACCCCATGCCTGCTGATGAAAGAGTTAATGAAGAAGTAAAAGACGTGATAAAAGAAATGTTTCACGACTATGATGGTATGGATATTAAAAGTATTAAAACTACTATGGAGAAAATATATGATTAAAAATAATGTAGTTCTACCCACGGACTATCAAAACTTTATAGCCCTATCTCGTTATGCAAGATGGATACCTGAAGAAAACAGAAGAGAAAATTGGTCAGAAACTGTCAATAGATATTTAGATTATATGCAAGACCACTTAACTCAAAAATATAATTTTGATGAAGTTATTTTTTATGAATTAAGAGACAGGTTATATAATGCTATTGTAAACTTAGATGTAATGCCGTCTATGAGAGCTTTAATGACTGCAGGTAAAGCATTAGATAGATGTAATGTAGCAGGATATAATTGTTCGTACTTGCCTGTAGATAGCCCAAGAGCATTTGATGAAACCATGTATATTCTTATGTGTGGTACAGGTGTAGGATTCTCAGTTGAAAGAGAGAACATAGATAAGTTACCCACAGTAAACGAGCATTTTGAAAATAGTACTACGTCCATTAAAGTATCTGATTCTCGTGCAGGTTGGGCTAGAGCATTACGTGAGTTAATAGCTATGCTATACGTGGGACAAATCCCACAGTGGGACGTATCTGATGTACGACCTGCAGGAGCAAGGTTAAAAACATTTGGTGGCAGAGCATCAGGTCCTGCACCATTAGTAGATTTATTTGAATTTTGTATTGAGATATTCAAGAATGCGGCAGGTAGAAGACTGTATCCTATTGAATGTCACGATATAATGTGTAAGATTGGTGAGGTAGTTGTCGTTGGTGGGGTACGACGTAGCGCACTTATCAGTCTTTCCAATCTTGGCGATGACCAAATGCGTCATGCTAAGTCTGGACAGTGGTGGGAAACTGAAGGGCAACGTGCGCTAGCTAATAACAGCGTTGCCTACCGATTTAAAATACAAATGGAAACTTTTATGAGAGAATGGTTATCTCTTGTGGAAAGTAAATCAGGAGAACGTGGTATCTTTAATCGTAAGTCTGCTGTACAACAAGCAAGTAAAAATGGTAGACGAAATCCTGACCATGAATTTGGATGTAATCCTTGTAGTGAGATTATACTTAGACCATATCAATTCTGTAATTTATCTGAAGTAGTTATTAGAGCTGATGATACAGAAGAAACATTAATGGAAAAAGTAGAAATGGCTACAATACTAGGTACATTTCAAGCAACTCTTACCGACTTTAGGTATTTACGTAAAATATGGAAAGATAATACTGAAGAAGAAAGATTGCTTGGTGTATCTCTTACTGGTATTATGGATAATAAATTATTTAACGACCACAATACAATCTTTTTTGAAGATGGTCAAAGAGTATTTGATGGTTTAAGAGTTGGTCAAATATTAACTAGGCTGAAGGAAAAAGCTATCGAAGTAAATAAAAAGTATTCAGATATACTTAACATACCACAATCGACTGCAATTACTTGTGTCAAACCTAGTGGTACAGTTTCACAGCTTGTAGATAGTGCAAGTGGAATACATACTAGACATAGTGACTATTATATTCGTACTGTTCGTGGAGATAACAAAGACCCATTAACACAGTTTATGATTGGCAGTGGTATTCCTAATGAGCCTGATGTTATGAAGCCTGACAGTGTTACAGTATTTAGTTTTCCTATGAAGTCACCTGAAGGAGCTGTAACTAGAAATAGTTTATCTGCTATTGACCAGTTACGTATGTGGCAAACTTATCAAGAATATTGGTGTGAACACAAACCATCTGTAACAATCTCTGTTAAAGAAGAAGAATGGATGGAAGTAGGCGCATGGGTTTATGAAAACTTTGATGATATATCAGGCATTAGTTTTTTACCACATAGTGACCATACTTATGCACAAGCACCTTATCAAGAAATAACTGAAAAGGAGTACAAAAACTTACTAAAAAAGATGCCTAAGCAAATTAATTGGAATAATTTGACAAATTATGAAAAAGATGATACAACAGCAGGGTCAAAAGAGCTAGCCTGCACTGCTGGAGTTTGCGAGGTCGTAGACATAGGCAACACATAATTCAGGTATATTACCCTTCGGAGGGTGCATTCCACCCCTCTGAGGGTCTTTATATCAAGACTTTTTTTTAAACATTAACTATTTTGGAGCATTTTATGCAGCATTTAGAACCTAATAAGAAAAATCAAAAGAAATTTGATTTAGACTTGCAATATGGTAAAGTCAGAGAAAAAAAGATAGCAGAGATGCTAGAAAATAAAAAGATAGAGGTAAAAAGTGAAAGAGACATATGGCAAAAAACAGGCAATATCGCGATTGAATACGAGTGCTATGGAAAACCTAGTGGTATCTGTAGTACGGAAGCGGATTATTGGTTTCATAATTTATGTGTCGGTGAAGACACATTTGCTACTCTTGTCTTTGAAACGAAAAGTTTAAAACGTATCATTGACAAGTTAGATTATAAACGAAGTGTATCAGGAGGGGATAACATGGCATCGAAAATGTATTTGTTAAATATACAAAAACTATTTTCATCAGACGTTATAAAAGCATTTAAAGAAAAGGAGAAAGCTAATGCGTGAATTAATGATTAATGCTGCAAAAACTTATTATGTCGGTTTAATTAATAGGCATATTGCAAATGTTGAAGTTTTATTAACAAGACCAGTAGGTATTGGTGAAGATTCTCATCAAGACATACAATCAGTTATAGAAGTAGAACTAGGTAAAATTGCTGATTACCATGATAAGATAGAAGTACTAGAAAAATTCTTTGTACAAAAAGAAGAGAAAAAGGAAGATGAAAAGAAGAAATAATCTTGCTAAGTATGATGCCCCTTTAAGTATTCAATTTAAAAAGGGGCAACATGCCTTCTTTAAAAATAAAGGACCTATGTATAATAGGAATACCATGCAGCATAGAGAATGGCAAAGAGGTTATAACTTTGCTTTCTTTAATAATTTAGAAAGAATTAAAAAGTATGAAGCTAGAAGAAGAAGCAAAAGAGTTTCTTAAAAGGAAAAATATGAGTAATATAACTGCTACAGAATATCAAGATAAAGCTAAGGTAACTGCTATATTTCCAAAAGAAAAAGCCCTAGAGTATTTAGCCCTAGGGTTATCTTCTGAGTCTGGGGAAGTGGCAGGAAAGATTAAAAAAATTATACGAGATAAAGGTAAGTTAAATCCTACAGATTTAGGCGCTGAGATAGGCGACGTACTATGGTACTGTGCTTTACTAGCTGAAGAACTTAATTTAAATCTTGGTAAAATTATGGAAAACAATATTGAAAAACTACACTCTAGAAAAGCACGTGGGGTATTAGGTGGTTCAGGAGATAATCGTTAGTCTATTGTAAATCCATTGTATTTAATGGAGATAGTTTTGCATCTCCTATTTCTTTAAAACGATTAGCGTATAAAAGAACTAAATCATAATCATAAGATAATTTATCCTGTGGCATACCGTGTTTTTTATTATATAATTCTATTGCCTGATTTAAGTATACTTTATCTCCACCTGTAAATTTAGTTTCTACTTTTTTCTTTTTTAGCGGATTAAAACCGTATTCATCATCTAATGTTAAACCAGTTTGGCTACTATATCTTGCTTCACTTTCTTGTATAGCTTCTACTAATTCTACTATTTTACCTTTCCAAGCATCTTTTTGTTTTAATATAAACTCTTTTTTTAAATTATCACTATTTAAACTTTGGTAAACTTCACTTTTTTCTAATAGAGGAGATAAATACGTACTAGACCATTCTCCGATTAAATCATTTATTAATGTATCAGCTTCAGGAACTCCTGAGTTTCTATTTAGTAATCGTTTATCTAGTTTCATTCTAGCTATTTCTTTTTCTAAATAATTTTTAGGAGGTGATTGTAATATACCTGCATATTGTCTAGTTATAGGTGTTATTCTTCTTATAGGTTCACCTTTTAAAGGAGTTTCATACATCTTAGCTGCTCTAGTTCCTAAAGATTTAGAAAGTATTTCTTCTATTCTATGATTTGCAGGAAGCCTTGATATAGATTTGTTTATAAATAATGAAAACATATCTGATGATTTAGTTTCTCTAGCTATTCTTGAATCATCACTACCAATCCAAGTAGTATATATATCTGATATAGGAGTTATTGGTATTGTAAATGTATTTAAAATATTACCTGCATATTGAGCTGCAAATTTACCTGCGGCTTCGTGTTGGTCATATCCTTTTTCTGAAGCAAATATATCTTCTATTCCCTCATCTATTATCCATAAACCTAACCCTGCTCTAAACTGAGTACCTGATAATGCTTGAAAAGATTCTTTAGTAAGAGACCTACTGTTTGCTAATTTTTCACCCATATAAGCTCTAGCTATTAAGTCACCAACAAATAAATAAGGAGCAGCAGGAAAAAACGGTCTTAGGTCAAAAGTGTTACCATTAGGTAATCTACCTTCCCACCAATTTTCTCCACCCAATTCGTTACCATTTAATGAGTGATACCTATAAGCTGTAGCTCCAAGTAAAGCACCACTTCCAACTAAACCTTTTGCTACTTCAACATAATTTTCAGAATCTTTTGCAAGACTTTTTCTAAATGCATTATTAAATGGAGAGACTAAATATGCAGGTGAATACTCGTATGTAAATCTCATAGCATTCATTATAAATCTAGGAAAAGGTACAAGTGAAGAAGTAAGAAAAGGAGTTTTATGTGCAAAGTTTATTATTGCTTTTCCTACAGGATTATCAGGTGTTTTTTGGTATGTAAAATACAAAGTATCTTTAATGGTATCATTCAACATTTTAGAACCTTGTTTACCATTTATGTAAGAAGCAAATCTATTACCTTTTAACATGTCATGTATATCGTATTCTTTTTTTACGATAGGTGTTATATCATCTATACTTTTACCATCTAATATTGCTTTTTTTAAATTAGTATTAAAACCTGCTTCCTCAACAGCTTTTTTTAGTTTAGTTTTATTTATCTTGCCTGTAAACCCTTCTCGTAGTTCTTGCATGGTTCTTATATAGCTTTGATTAAGTCGTTTCTTTAAAGAACTTACAAATGCTACACGCTTAAAATAATTATCCGACAGTGTATTTAAAGCGTTTAATTGTTTACCTATAGCTCTAGCTTTAGTTAATCTTTTATTTCCTTTACCTACTCCACCAATAGCATTATCTATATCTTGTAATTCTCTATATAGAGTCTGGGCTTGTTTATGGAAATTTAATCTAAATAAACTATCTATTGCTTCAGTTTCAGTTTTATTTGTTAAACCAAATACTAAAGAAAATATATCATCATTAGGAGTATCATCAAAAAGACTTACCGTACCTTTACCTTTTTGACCAAGGGTTAGCCCTCTTACTACTGTTGTAATACCTCTATCTACGAAACTAACAGCCGTATCTAATCCAATTCTTGTATAACCTGATGCAGTATTTCTAACTGTAGTTCCTACTTGAGAAGTCATAGCTGCTAATCTTATATCGTCTAAAGGTCTAAAAAATCTAAATTTTTGTGTATCGTCTATAACTTCTAATGCTTGTCTAGCATTCCTACTATTTCCTAAATCTTTTGCTTTTCTAAATACTTCTTTTATTTCTAAATCCATACCTAGTAAATCATAAGTATCATCACTTATATCACTAAATAATTTTTTAAATTGTTTTGCTTGAACAAGAGTTCTACCTGCATTAGAAAATGTGGCTAAAAATAAATTAGCCATATCATCGCCATTTATATTATACTTTTCAAATATATCAGATAAAAATTCTTCTCTTGTTTTACCCCCTACTCTTTTTTGTTTTAATAAATCAGCTACAGCTTGAGTAGGTCTTATTTTCCAGTTACCATCTGCATCTTTAGCATTTTTTAAAAAAGACCTTTCTATATTACCATTTGTAGAAATCATTTCAGATACAGCAGCTAATATTCTTTTAGTTCTAGCAGGGTCTATTGACAAAATTGCATCAGGTACTAATTTTTCTCCGATTATTTCTCTACCTAATTGAGTTCCTTTAGCAACTTCATCAGGATTTAATGCAGGCAATACTTCTGATAATTTATTTTTTAATTCAGCTTTTTCTTTTAATGTTTTATTAGCTTCTTTATTTGCTTTTATAGTTTTCTTTAATATTGATTTGTCTATATCTTTTAATACACTTTCAGTTAATTTACTTCCTTTACCTAATTTACTTATTCCTGCACTTGCAACTTTTTTAGCGCCAACAACACCTAAAAACGCAGGGGCAGCCATTCCTGCACCTACACCTATAGCAGTTTCTCCTGCTTTATATTCGTCTTTTAAACCTATTTCCATTTCTACATTTTGTCTAGATACATCTTGTAGTCCACCTGCTGCACCTTCTAATAACATACTTGCTTTTATAGGGTGTCTGCCAACAGTTGCAGCTAAACTTGTTAATGGTGTTTTTAATATGGATTTTTGAGCAGCTTGTTTTACAGCTTTTGATACAGCTATTTTAGCAGCTGTAGTGGCAGCTAACGCACCACCTTTAGCTACTTGCCCAAACATGGGAATAAGACCTACGAGAGTAGAAGGAGCAGATGCTATACCATAAGCATAATCTTTAAAAGCACCGCCTGCTCCACCCTCTTCATAAAAGTCTGGAAGTTGATGAAATTTTTTATATAAAAAAGTATAGTCGTCTAATTTTTTTTGAGCTATGTCAGATAAATCTCTTTCAGTAGTATTTATAGTATCATCTCTTTTTGAATCGGCAGCTACACCTGATATGTAATTCCAGTCACCTCCTGCAGTAAGTTCATTTACATTAAATGACCTAAAATGTGATATAAAGTTTTTTACAGCTTCTTCATCACTTAACTCTTGTTTAATATTATTTCTATCTCTAGCAAATCTTTTAGCTGCTTCTATTACAGACTTATCTCTTTTCATTTGTCCGTAAGTAATAATATTACCATTTAAAATATTATCTGTATTTTCTAGCTCTAAATTATTTTGTTCTTCTTCTTTTTCTTTTTCACTATCAAAGATATTAGTTTGTGTATCTAAACCAAAATTACCATAAGTATTCTTTAATACAGAGTTTAATAAATCACTCATATTAACTCCTACTCATTAATCCACCTGAACTATTTTTCATTAATTTTTTTACAGGTCTAACGATATTTTCTATTTCATACCTTATTTCGTCTGAGCTATAATTATTATCTCTTAGAAAAATTTTTAAATCTTCTAAAATATCAGACTGTTTTCTTGTTGCACTAATATCTTGTTTATCTCTTAATTTATTATATTCTTGTTTTGCAGTATTTATAACTCTACTACGTTGATAAGCACTAAAAGCTTTTCCAGGAATCTTTGGAATATTGTTAATCATATCCTTAAGAACATTAGATGATTCAGAACTTTTTTCTTCTACAGTAACGCTTGTACTAGTTGGTTCAGAATAATCTACTATTTTACTTTTGATTAAACTTAACTGCTCATTAGAAATTTTTAAGTTTTTAT